GAAAATAAACGACATTGAAATCCGGAATAGTGTGCTTGACAAAATAGGAACTTCTAACTTTCAGTGGGAATTACAACGAGCAATTGAAAAGGAAAAAAGCAAGGCAAAAATAAAACTTTTTATTGCTGAATTAGAAAAATTTGCAAAACAAATAGAAGATACATCCGGATTACAATACGTTGCTACATATTACACCTCTTCGCAAGAAGTTGTTAACGTACCTGATGATGTTGATACTGTAGAATACTTTTTTCATGTTTCAGAATATGGCAGTATTGCTGTATATAAAAAACCGGATATAGAAAAGCAAACTTTTGATAATTCTGAATGGGAAGAAAAACGAAAAAGAAATCAGGAAAAGCGGGATGCATTAGACACAATATCGAATCAAGCTTTTAGGCTTAGATATGATTTTGTTAAAAATACTTCATGCACTACAGCTAAAAAGCATATTGCTGCTATTATTGAATTTTTGTCTACTGTAATAATAGATGATTGTTATAGTGAATATCTTGATCCTGAAGACTATGCCGATTTTTGGGATATTGAACTTGCTTCTGAAGAAGGCGAAGAGGATAGCGATGAAGATATCTATGAAATAAATAATAATATTATTAGAGAATATATCAAAAAGCAGCCGGAATTACATTTACTTACTATGGCGTATCTGTTATTGGATGATGTAAATGCAAAATATTACAACTGGAACAATCAGTATAGTGATAATACAGAATTGGACAGGGTGTATGAGTTGCTTGAAAACTTAGGATATGAAAAATCAGATGAAGAAAAGTCTCTATCCGATGGAACACATGAATTATTCCAAAATTAAAGGAGCCATATAATGGACAATAAATATGACCTAATTGAGATATTAGACTATATTGACCCGGTGCTTCTTGATTATCAGGAATGGGTTAATGTAGGAATGGCTTTAACAGAAGATGGTTATACAGCTTCTGTTTGGGAGCAGTGGAGCAGCAGAGATGCAAAGAGGTATCATCCTGGAGAGTGCTTCAAGAAATGGGACAGCTTCCATGGTACCACTAAGCCCGTAACAGCCGGCACTATTGTTCAGATGGCAAGGGACCAGGGGTGGCTGCCTAAACAATATGATAAAGAAAGTAAAGAGCTTGATTGGGACGATATCATAGGCGCCAAAGATGAACAGGTAATAATTGATAAAAACTGGCTGGAAGGCAAGGAAGTAACCGAGCCTTCCGACTGGGACCCTGTTGGGCAACTTGTAAAGTACCTTGAAATATTATTTGAAGCATCTGAAAATGTAGGATATGTTACGGATAGCTGGGACAAGGATGGTAAATATCTACCGACTAAAGGAGCATGGGACAGAACTGCAGGGGAATTAATTCAGCTGCTAAATAACTGTAATGGTGATATCGGTTCTGTGTTAGGTGACTACAAAGAGGGAGCTGGAGCTTGGATAAGATTTAATCCTCTTGACGGAAAAGGGTGTAAGAATGAAAATGTGACAGAGTTCAGGTATGCGTTGGTTGAATCTGACGACATGCCGATAGACCAACAACATGCTATATACAGGGCGTTAGAATTACCTATTGCGGGCCTTGTACATTCTGTGAATAAAAGCTTACATGCGATGGTTAGGGTTGAAGCCGGTAA